AAATAATAAATTATAAATTATAAATTATAAATAATAAATTATAAATTATAAATTATAAATTATAAATTATAAATAATAAATTATAAATTATAAATTATAAATAATAAATTATAAATTATAAATTATAAATTATAAATTATAAATTATAAAAATATTTAACTAGTCATACTATTTCTTTGCTGTTCTAAATTTTTAATATTTACGTCTCCTACTTTATCTGGAACATAATCATCTGGTGGTGTATCTATTTTGTCAGTGTAATCAATAGTGGCATAACTATATAATTGTCTTAAACCACCACTTCCTTTTGCCGATAAATCATCACTATTTTGGTCTAAAAAACTAAAATTATCGGATACTACCCCTGCTGACATTCCATCAAATCTAAACGCTGATGGTTCTCCGTTAAAATTGGTTGCTTTTTGAACAATAACCTGTTCAATAGGTTTCAAATAATTGGTAATGTTATCGCCATATAGAATTTTATAATTATCATTAATTATCATTAGTGCCGGAACAGCAGTAACAGTATTTGGTAATAATATTTCTTGATTATTTTCTAGTATTACATAAGTAGAGTTATTTTTTTGTATTCGTTTATCTATACAAATATAATGAATGTTATTTTTAATTCCGGATTTAGATAATATTACTAACAAGTTTTTACAATTTTCACAAAAATTACTATAATATAATATACAACTCATCTAAAAAGTTATATTATTAATTTTTAATAATAATTTTTAATATATAATTAAACTAATTAAACTAATTAAACTAATTAAAAATAATTAAAAATAATTAAATAAAAATTGAAAAAATATAAGATGTATTATATTTATATAATTATAAATGTCATCTAAAGCAAAAATTTCAAATATGCAGGAACAAAATGGAACTTTAACTTTTACTTTAAGTAATATAAATGTTAGTTATGCTAATGGACTGCGTAGAGTAATTTTATCAGAAATTCCAGTTGTTGCTATTGAAAGTTATCCGTATGAAAAAAATAATGTAAATATTTTGATTAATAAATCGCGCTTAAACAATGAATTAATTAAACAACGTTTAAGTTGTATTCCTATTCATATTGATGCTTTACAAGATTTTCCATATGATGAATATTTATTAGAAGTTAATAAAGCAAATGATTCAAATGTTATTACTTATATTACAAGTCAGGATTTTCAAATTAAAAATATTAAAACTGGAAACTATTTAACACGTGGAGAAGTACAAAAAATATTTCCTCCCGATACAATGACAGGAGATTATATTGATTTACTTCGCTTAAGACCAAAAATTGATTTAAATATGGAGAAAGAACAATTATATTTAGAAGCCAAGTTTACTATTAGCAATGCGAAAACTGATGGAATGTTTAATGTGGTAAGTACTTGTAGTTATGGTAATACTTTAGACCAAGTAAAAATTAAAGATGCTTGGGACTCAAAAGAAAGCGAATTAAAAATGAAGTATGGAAAAGAAGAAATAGAAATTATGAAAAAAGATTGGATGATTTTAGATGCCAAACGCCAATATGAAGAAGATAGTTTTGATTATATTATTGAAACAATTGGAATTTATGATAATTTTAGGTTAGTTGAAATTGCCAGCAATTTATTAATAAAAAAATTATTTAATTCACTAAAACTAATTAAAGAAAATTTGGATTTTATCCAAGAAATTGAAGATACTATGGAGAATTCTTATAGCATTAGGTTGGAAAATGAAGATTACACAATTGGTAAAATTATTGAGTTCAACTTTTATGATAAATATTTTATTACTTCTAAAAATTTGAATTATGTTAGTTTCTTAAAGAAGCATCCACATGATAATTTTAGTATTATTAAATTATCTTATAAAAATCAAATTACAAAAGATGATATTTTGCTAAATTTTGAAGAATGTATTAATAGTTCTATTTTGTTAATTAATTCTATTAAAGAATATTTTACTTCAAAATAGAGAACTGCTTATATATAATATTTTGTATAGTCTAAAACACTAGCGCACGAACGTGTATTTAAACCTAGTTAAGATGAGAAGGCAAAAGCAAAAGAACGGGGGGTTTCTATTCATTGTGCTATAGATAAGTCAGACACTTGCGACATTAATCACATTGTGATAAAAAATTATTATATTCATTATTTTTAACATTACGTAACTGACTATAAGACGGAGGTTCGGCATGCTCGTCATAATAAATATTAGAAATATCTAAAAACGGAACATGATTTGTATTATTATTTTTTTTTTCTTTATTATATTCTTTATTATATTCTTTATTATATTCTTTATTAAAAGAAAATATATCACATATATTCCCCATAATGTGTTAATGTATATAATAAATATTTTGTTTTTAAAATATTTATTATAAATATTTATTATAAATATTTATTTTACAATTAAACTTTAAAAATTAAAAAATTTAATACTTAAAAAGAACAATCCATTTCTTCTTTTTCTGCTTTTTCTGCTTTAGAAGCTTCACTAATAATACTAGTTGGACAAGTATTAACACATATAACACTAGAATCATAACTCATTGCGCAACTTCCTTTAAGTTGAGGACTCTTATAATTAATCAAAAACATTTGCTGGGCAGGATGAAGCATATTTACATAATCAATTACATACTTCTTATCAATTGATTTTTTGTTTGGTTTAAGTTCTGTCTTATATTTTTCGTGTAATTTATACATATGCGTTTTGTATTCAAATTCATATTCTTTTAATGGTTTTTCTTTACGAACAAAACAACTAATATAATTCATAAATAAATTATTAGTATAATTATACACGGCAAGCTTAAATTTGTTAAAGATTACAGTATGTTCTGGGTAATATTGTAAAAACTCTCCCACTTTATTTTGTTGCTTTAAAGTTAAATAATTAAATTGGAGTTTGGGTTGATTGCCTCTAAGTTTTCGTACTTCCTCATAACTCGCATTTCTAATTTTACTACGTGTTCCATCTTTACTATATAAAAAGCACCCAACACAATTATACCCGGCATTTCCAGACGAATAATAATCTTTAATTTCTTGAAAATTTGTAACTGGATACTTATTAATGAATTTAATATTGCTATTAATAAAAATATACGGCGGAACATTTACTAATGATTGAATATCAATTTCATTAATAATAACATGGTTTAAATTATCAATACTTAATACATTATTAATAGGATGAATAATCTCATACACTTTAACAAGAAAAATAACCGGTGTAATAATAGGTGTAACAATACGATTAAACGGATGTTGTAATACGAAACTATAAACGTATTTTTTGTCTAAACAATTAAGATCTAAATTACAAGTATTACAGGCTTCAAAAAACATAGAGCGAAATGTAAGATTGTAATAATCTTTGAAATAATTGTTGTTATCAAAATATTTGTAGTTTTTAACATCATTAAAAAAAACAATATTTGCCCCAACACTAGAGCGTGTGGCAATTTCCCAAGTTTCTTTAATAGTATCATAAAACACATTAATCATTGTTCCATCAATAAAATCTTCCAACCAACTATTTTCGGCACTATAGTTATTTACAAAAAGAGAAAAATCTAATGATTTTTCTGGCGCAAAACACACAACCTTATTATTCCTAATAATTACAGAACGATATTTAGAAACTTCTGAATACTTATCATTTATTCCAAAAATTAGTAGATTTTTGAGTTTTTCTTTGATGTGCCTAATAATTTTATATTCATTGTTATTGAAAGTATATTTTTTAATATTAAAATAATTGAATTCGTTGTTTAATACATTTGTAACATTAAGATTAATAGAATTTGTAATAGATACCATAGAAATCAATCTAGGATAATAATATTACATCATAATATATCTTTAAACCTTTTGAATATTATATTTAGTAACTAAACTTTAATATTATATAACCGAAAATAATATTAAAATTATATTAATTTCTATACTAAATATAAGATTATTATGAGTAAATTGGAACAAGAGGAACAAGAGGAACAAGAGGAACAAGAGGAACAAGAGGAACAAGAGGAACAACCTCCAACAAGTAATATTAAATTACAATTGGGAGATATTATCCAATTTAATGCTCCCTCAAACTTATCATTACATGATAAAATATATTTTATTAAATTTATTAATGACGAAAAAATAGTATTAATAAATGCTGAGAAAGTAATTACATTAAATATATCCCCGTCAGGAAAACTAGAAGAAGAATCAATAGCAAATATATTATTGTTAAGTAGGCATAAAAGTCCAAGTTTTATTGTTCAAAATAGTTTAGAAATGAGAAAATATATTTCTATTTACTTTGGAGAACCAATACCAAAAGTAGTAAATGGTATTATTACTAACATAGAAAATGATATGATAGAAATTACTACATTACCAGATAAAGATTTATTATATATTGATTTTGCCTACTCTGGTATTCCAGAACATCTAAATATTGAAAAAATAATAGTTCGTGAAAAATTGGATGAAACAAAGTTGTTAGTTTCACAAGAAGATAAATTAAAATCCAGTTTAACACTCGATGAAACAGAAGAAACGTTCTTAAATCAAGATGATACACAAGAATTGGACTACGATTTAAAAGCCTATACTAATAAATCAGACCTAGAAAGTATAGTAATAGATAGTATTGAATTAGGAATAGAACTAGACGATTTAGAACACGAAGTAAACGTTTCAGAAGGAGAACAGCGTTATAGTTTAGATAAGCAAACCAATGATTATTTAGACAAGTTAATAAATGCTTATTTGCCAGAGCAACGCACAGAAGAAGTAGTTAATCAAATTCATAGTGAAATAAATTATTATAAACAATTGCGACGCGTATATTCTTATTTTGATGCAAATAATAATCCTTCATTAATAGAGGACCGCGGGGAACATTATAAACATTTAAAAGAACAAATATTTAATTTAAATAAAAAATTGTATTACATATTACCGGTGCTATCAAATGTTCGTAATTTAATAATAAATGAAACAGACACTATAGAACATTTACAAGATGACGACGCGTATAATTATCAACACTTGGGTGAATTTATAGAAACACTAAATACAATAGCATTAAATTGGGCAAATAACAGTTCAAAAGAAAAAATAAATAATTATAAAGAACACATAAAGTCTTTAGTTAAATTATTAGATAATTATTCTAATTATAATGAGGAAAATATTAATGTAAATACGCAAATAGAAATGGTAAACTCTATTGTGGATGATTTTTATAATTATAGCATACTTAAAGGCGAATTGTCAAAAAATCGGTTTATGATTGATGTATACAGCGACGGATTAAATATGTTAGAAACTTACTATGTAAATAATAAGAAATTAAATAAAATTAGTAAATTGGTTTCAAATGATTTTGTAAATATTATAGGATTTCTTACACTACCATTGCCTTTATTTAATTTTTCTAAAATTAATAGTCCTTATACAAATATATGTGATAGGGCAAACTTGAATCTTAATTTCATTAATTACCATGAATTATTAAATAAAAACACGCTGTACAATAAATATATTTTGGAAGATTCTAACAAGACAAATTTTATAAATAGTCATGCTAATATTCATAATAATACTTTATTACAAACTATTAATAATTTTAGTATTGACGAGTCACTAGAACTTCCATATTTAGAAAAAATGAATTATTTACTAGAATCGTTCATACCTACAAACAGTTCGTTTATTAAAGAATACATTGGCACATATCAACCAAATTCATTAGAAAATCGCAAATATGATTTGTTAGAATTTATATATGATTTACAAGGATTAAATATAGATTTGTATAATTTACACAATGTAGATTATAAAAATATAAAAAAAATAATTAAATCAAATATTGATTTGTATAAAAAAAATTACAAATATGAAGAATCCAATTTTTCAAATCTTATAAGAACCATTAGAGAGACTACAAAACCTAGTGACCGTCAAGCAAATATAATTTATTCATTTAGTCTTTTAACAAAAGAATTAAAAGATGAATTGTTTAATTTTTATAAAATTAACGAAGAACAATTTAACAATAATGAAGAATTATACAGTTATATAGTTAAGATTGATAGTGCTGAATTTTTCATGCAAAGTATTAATAAAAATATAATGGATTTAATAGTTGGTAATTTACTTGAAAATTTTATAAAAGCATATACAAAAGAAAAAGAAAAAACTAAAGACGAAGAAGACACTAAAACTAAAGACCTACAAGTTTCGTCAAAAGACATATTAAAAGGCGAATTGGATAGCATGCAAAATACATGCATTAAATATGTATTATCTAAAAAATATAATACATTACAATCTCTTGAAAATGACAATAATAAACTAATATATTTTGATTCAATATATGATAATACTTTTTATAGCATATTAAATGAATACAAAACAGAGAAAGCAAATATGGACACAAAACATTTCATAGATTTCTTAGCAAATAAATTAATGAGTGTTATGAATTTAACTAAACCACAAGCTTTTCGCGAAGCAAAGGCAATATTAGATGAAAAACGAGAGATTAGCGATGGCGACTATGCCATTTTAGTTGACAAGGGAAGTGGTAAAAATTATGTTTATTTACGAACTAATGATGTATGGATAATAGATCCTAAATTTGAAGATAATTTTTACATTGAGTCAAATCAAATTTTTTGCGATTCAAATAAAGAGTGTATATCAAAAGATGATAAATGTCTCTCACTTGCCGACGCACAAAAGACAAATGTAAATAAAGAAGTAGATGAAATATTGAAAAATTTTGAAAATAAATACGATTTAAGTATAGAAGATATTAAAGGTAAAATAAATACCAATTATGAAAATTCTAAAGCGCGAATTCAAGCACTTACAAATATAAATAAAAAAAGGAGAGAAACTACAAATACTTATTTATTAAGTTTGGAGGATCCTAATGTTAGTCAGGAAAATAGAGTAATATCTCCATATATAAAATTGAGAGATGAAATATTGAAAATGAAGGATATAGCATTTAAATATTCTACAATAAAAAAATTCTGTATAAATTTCACACGAGAAGCAATTAAGGATGAAATTCCATATATGTTATATTGTATTAAAACAGGACAACCGTTAATGCCATTATTTTTATTGAAATTGGCAAATGCTTTTATTAACAAAAAAGATTTTGTTAAAGAATTAGATTATATATGTGCAACACAAGGAACACTAAGTGATGACAATAATTATTGGGTTGATAAATATAGTGGTTATATTATTAAATCAATTGAATTTAATAGTGACGATGGATATGATGAAAAAGGATATAAGTTACAAACACGGGCTGTTCTAGAGAGTGATTATAATATTGGTCCTGGAGTTCAAGTTTCAGAATTAACTAAAACAAATTCATTGAATCCAAATACCCAAATAATATTAAATATAGTAAAAGCAATGAGTTTAATGATAGGTATTAACATACTACATAATCACGAACTAATTATAAATAATGTACTAACTATTCAAAATTCAAATATTCCAACAAAAAAACAATATGAGGAAATTATTTTAAAATCTATTAAAAAAGAAGGCAAAGTAAAGGCAATGCCGAGTTATGAAGAAACATATAATTCGTCTTTATTATTGTTAACACTTACTTTTATAGCCTACGCTATACAAATAAATATTCCATCTTTGACTTCGAAAAAGACATTTCCTGGTTGTATTAAATCATTTAAAGGGTATCCATTAGACGGAGAAGAAGACAAAACTACTCTTGCATATATTGCTTGTATAGCAAATAAAATCAAAAGTTCAATTCAACCTTGGAATAGTATATTAAAAATGTCTGAATCTACTATTATAAAAAAAATGGAGGCATTTATTGAGAGATATATTATAACGAACAAAGACTTGGTAATTCATTTAAATAAAAAACGTGGCTACTTATTATCAGAAGAAGTAATTGATGACGCAATACCAGAATATTTATCTATAAATAATTGGCACACGTTTAATCCTCCATTATATGATATTAAGATTTCGTCTGAAAATATAAGCGCACTAGATGATGGTTTTAAAACCACGTTATATAATACCTTCTCTCGTGGAGAAAAAAATAATATCAAAGAACTTGTAGAATCGAAGGCAATATTTTCTAGTTATTATATTATAGAAAAAATCCAAAATGTTGTTAAAAAAAATACTCCCTTATTGAAAAATTCTAATGATAATCCATTTTTAGAAAACGCATGCTGTAATTCGGGAAAAAATACTATTGAATATTTTATAAGTCAGGATAATTCAATAGAAACAACTAATAAAAGTGTTAAGTTTTATAATAATATATTAAATAGCATTGATTTACTAACTTACGCACCACAGTTATATAATCAAGAAAATACTAAACAGAAAGTCTCTCCACAAACAACAAGTTTTAGTGAAGAATTAGTTTATAAAGCATTTATTTATTTTTGTAATTTTGCCAATTTATTACCAATTGATGAAGAATTAAAGGGATTATGCTTGGATAAACCACTAGAGTTTGATAATACTAAACAATTAAAAGAAATAATAGAGTCTCTCAAAAGTGATGGTAAAATTTATAATTTTTCTTCTTTTGTAGAATTAATACATATTATAAGTAAGAAAAATATAATACATATAGCAGTAGATTATCCCATTATAAATAATATTGAACTTATGCGTATATTAATAGAATCCTATGCGCAAAATAGTTATTATAAATTAGATGATGAATTTGTAAGTAAATTGGAAGGTTTATTAGACAACTTTTCTATTGTAAGTAGTGAAAATTTGGAACTTCGTAATTTCAAAAATTATTTGGGAAAATCGGTATTATTATTAAAGCAAAATATATTACAAATAATAAGTAAGCAATCCAATATTAGTAAAAGTGATTTTGCCAAATTCTCTCAAAACTTAGAACTAACTATTGATGTGGAAAATATTAAATTTTATCAAAATTATATTTTGAATTTCTTATATATTTTTCCATCTATTATTTTAAATAAAAACGTAAACTATGGAGCAATTCCAAAACATTGGAAATTATCTGATATTCATAACAAAGACATTTATAACATAATGCAAAAATATTATAATGCTATTAATAATTTCAGTGATCGACCAGAATTGTTGCTGGCATTCAAAATAATTTCAAATAGATGTAAAATATTAATAGAGTTAATGCCAGTATTTTTATATAATAAATTTCTAATGAGCAAATATTCTTCGTCTAAAACCGTAAAAATTAATAGTGTTTTTGATGAAAAAGTAGTAATGTTATTTTATAATTATATATTTTATAATTTATATAATGAATTGTTGACTATTGGCGATTCTCCCGAGTTTTTGTTACAAGTACAAGATTTACAAATAAATGATTATGACAAAGACGAATTCATGAAAAATAGCATAGCTTATATACTGGAATATTCAAGTATAATGAATAATCATTATAATTTAATTAATAATGGTTATAAAAAAATAAAAGACAAAATTAATATGGCAAAAGAAAAAGAAAAAGATTTAATTACCGATTTTCTTAAAAATCTCTCCGATGAAGAGCGCGAAATTGAAAATATTTTGAAAAATAATAAGTTAGAAAAATGGAATAAAGGAATGCAAAAGGGTATTACACAATATGTTAAAGAAAACTATGACGAAGAGCGTGAAGCAATGGAAAAACAAGCAATAAAAGAGAAAAAATTACAACAAAACAATAATGTTACGGCAATGAATAAAGAGTTATATGATTTAGCAATGGATGAACAAACATTAAACGATGAAGCAATAGATGCCGAAGAATATAGTATGAATAATATCCCAGATGATGATGATTATGATTATGCTAATGAGGAAGATGGGGATTACGCAAATGGTCCAAATGAAGACTATGATTAACAAGTTAATTTAAAACATAACTTATTATTACAAAAAAGTATTTTATTATTATAATATACTATAATAACAAAAAGTATTTTATTATTATTATAATATACTATAATAACAAAAAGTATTTTATTATTATTATATACTATAATAATATACAATGACTGACTTCTCACCTTCTAACTTTTTGAATGAGTTATATAAGAAACATTACTTAAAATATTTGACTGATCATAACATTCATCGTAAAGCACCATATACAAATTACTGGTGCTTTGAAGGAACAACACATATTTTTGTGGCAAGTCAACTATCTTTCATAGATAATGAAGAAAATCATAAAAAACATTATGAATTATTAAGATTATTAATATATAACGCTTGTAAATATTTTCGTCGTAAGAATACGGCCATTGGTAGTAATTACATTGAGTTTATCAAAGACATTTTATGGATGCTATTAGAACAACAAGGTATATCGTTTGAATATGAAGTGAATTCAATTGTTTATTCTGTTCCTCCCCTTTATTATTATCATAATCCTTCCCTCCATTCATTATTATCAATACCTCAATTATATAATATTTTTTATGATAATGATGTTCATTTTATTAGAATTTCTAATTCTTCTGTTCATATACTTTTAAGTGAAATGAATAAAAATATATGTGACGCTATAGAAAATCATGTGGAGATTGCTAACATTGCTAAGACTGATACGACTGATACGACTGCTACGAGTGCTACGAGTGCTACGACTGCTGCGACTGCTGCGACTGCTACGAGTGCTACGACTGCTACGACTGCTGCGAGTTCTAGCACACGTTCTACAATTTATAAACATAGAATATATAGAAATTATAGAAAAGCACAACATGATACAACTAGCGCACAAGGTAGAAAGAAAAAAACGAAAAAAAGAAAATCTAGAAATTCAAAGAAATCTAGAAATTCAAAGAAATCTAGAAAATCAAAAAAATCTAGAAACTCAAAGAAATCTAGAAACTCAAAGAAATAAAAATTCTAAAAAATATAATTAATAAAATTATTATTAAAATTGATAAATAATTTAATAATAATTTAATAATAATTTAATAATAGTTTTATAAAATACAAATGGAACCAATTTTAAAAGAACCACTAACATTTATTGATTTATTTTGTGGAATTGGTGGTTTTCATCAAGCATTAAAAAAGTTGGGCGCAAAATGTATTTTAGCGTGTGATATTGATAAAGATTGCCGTGAAGTATATTTGGATAATTATGGAATAAAACCCGTTGAAGACGTTAAAAAAATTAATCCAAGCGAACTCCCAGATTTTGATATATTAACTGCTGGATTTCCTTGCCAAGCGTTCAGTAATGGTGGTAAGAAGAAGTGTTTTGAAGACTCAAGAGGTTTATTATTTGATGAAATAATTAGAATTGCCAAAGTCAAGAAACCAAAATTTATGTTTTTAGAAAATGTAAAGCATATTTTAAAAGTAAGTTCTGGTGAAGTAATTGACTATATTAAAGAAAAAATAGATTCAACTGGTTATAATTTAACACTTTTCCAATTATCGCCACATAATTATGGAATTCCCCAACAAAGAGAGCGCGTTTATTTTGTATGTGTTCTTAAGACATTTCAAGCATCAACTATTCAAAATCCTAATATTGTTCTAAACCCAACAATTGATCCAAAAACAATTGATTTTAATAAATTTATAAATAGTGAAAATGTGTCTCCAAAATATTATATTAATTCAAGTGTTTTAGAAACATTGGAAGCCTGGGACGAAATTATTAAACAAATGGACGTGGGAGAAAAACTCACTCCTACATTAATGATTAATGATGCTTTTATTAATTATAGTGAAGAGCAATTAAATTCGTTCCCACCATGGAAGCGCGACTATATTAAGAAAAATCGCCCATTAGTTCAAAAATATTATATTATTTTAGATACTTGGTATACAAAACATAAAGCGCTATTAAAACAACGTGAAATTTTTGGAAAATTAGAATGGCAAGCAGGACCTGTTACAAAAAACGAGAGTATCTTTAACCATTTTATTCAAATTCGTCAGTCTGGAATAAGGGTAAAAAAATGTAAATATTTTCCAACATTGGTAGCAATATCACAAATTCCTATTTATGGAAAAGAGAAGCGCTATATAACACCTCGTGAATGTGCTCGACTTCAATCATTTCCTGAAGATTTCAAATTAGCCATTGACGATAAAAAAAGTTATAAGCAATTAGGAAATAGTGTAAATGTGGAAAATGTATTTAATGTTGTTAGTTCAACATTGAAACATTACGCAATGATTTAATTACTATATTTTACGCATTATGCATTACGCATTGTGAATCATAAATTGAGGCGAAGCATTATGAATATTGCCCTTCCATCTTATTTCAACACGATATTTTTTTTCATCAACACATAGTCTATAAAATAATTTCGCAGCATTTCTAAATTCTCCATTATGTGTCATATAATAAGGAGCATATTCTTCAAATATAACTTTATTAATGTTTATTGCGTGATTACTAATATTTGTAATGTTTGTTCCATCAAATTCATATATATTATAATGCATTTTTGCTCCATATAAACAATCAAGTAAAACTGATATAATTAATTGATTGGCATTGGCTAACTCAAGGCGCAATTGTGTCCAATATACATTTTCTCTATTTGGATAAAACAATTTATTTACAGAGTCTCGGTCTTGCTTTGAAAATTTAGGGAATCCATTACTTGTTAATAACTCTTTCTTTATAATATTTAATTTATTAGAAATTTGCGGTCCTAAAATTTTATGGACACTATAATTAGATTTTGTAGCGTTAACACTTTGCTTACAAGACCATCCTACAAAATCTCCACATTCGTATTCAATATATAAATCGCTTTTGGCATGTTTGCTATCTATATTTTTATTTAAATTCTTTATTTTTTCGTGCGTATTTTTCTTTCCTGAAATATAAATAGCTACTATATTTTCAAATTTTATAGTACTTGTACTAATTAGTTCATTAAATGTTTTAATGCGTTGCTTTAATATGTCTGGTTTTGTTAATAAATCGGCAACATAGTGTTGTAAATCACTAAAGTTATTAAATTTTACTTGGTCAATTATATTTTTATCTTGTATCCATTTTTCAGATAGGCTGCATAATGTATCATAAGTTATAGTGTCTTTATAATTACTTAGAAGGGATGCCTTATGTGTTAATAAAAGAGCATCTACATATTCGCAAGCATTAAATTCCACATTTTTCCTAACAAGTTTCGTTATTATAGTAGTAATACTATTCATATTATTCATATTATTAATAGTATTAATAGTATTAATAGTATTAATAGTATTCATATAATAAATAATATATATTCTCAATTTTTAAAATAAACTTTGAGAGAATGTGAAAAATAAAAATCAGACAATATTAACATTTAAGAAAAAGAAGTAGAAAATTTCATATTATTATAAAAATTTCATATTATTAATATACTATTAATATAAAATGTCCGAAACTTTAAAAAAGAAAAGAAACATAGGAACAAAGAAGAGTTTTTTAGACACAAAAGTTGTATTGGCTAATATGTTTGATGGGAAACATCGGGACATATCAAGCAAGATATTTAGAACATATGCGGCATCAAAAATACAAACAGACGCAAAAACAATGATTAAAAGAAAACATTATATAACTAATCTTGCAAACTTTTATACTATGTTGATTCAATTATCAACAATTTTAAAAAGACCTAATCCAACATTAATTTCGATGATTGATAAAAAAAATAATATATTAGAAATATTTCCACCCGATAGAACAATAGATGATTTCTTAAAAGTATCAAACTTATATCAAGAATTAGAGGTATTAAAAAATATGTTAGCTATTAACTTCCCACCAGAAAATCAAGAAGAACGTACTATAATAGTAAGACAAATTGAATTAGTAACTGACAAAATGTACAAACCATTGAATAAACTTAGAGGAACGAACCTTCCAGTACCGGTACGCCGTTTTAACGCATTTTATATTCCAGCTTCATCGCTTGCTCAAGGAAGAAAAAAAACTAAACGACGGGCCACTAAGCAAAGAAACTAATAAAAATAGTGTATTCTATAAAATATATTAGTGTTTTTTTCCTCACTTTTTTATTGGGTTTAACATGTATTGCTTTGAAATAGCAACAATAAAAGAAAATATAGAAAATATAGAAACTCTAGAAAATATAGAAAATATAGAAAATATAGAAAATATAGAAAATATAGAAACTATAGAAAATATAGAAAATATAGAAACTCTAGAAAATATAGAAAATATAGAAACTCTAGAAAATATAGAAACTCTAGAAATTAATAATTCTAATAAGGGTAATATTTAATATTATAAATATAATATAATATTAAATATGTTAAGACAATTTGTTGTAACAAATATAAATTTAGTATCAATAATAGTATTTTTACTATTATTTGCTATAATAATGTTATCCAAACCAAATATAATATTTGATAAAAATGGCAAACCTCGGGAATTCGGTATAGGTTATAAAAATAAAACAATAGTACCTTTATGGCTAACAGTAATTATTTTAGCAATAGTTTCATATTTATCTGTATTATGCTATATAAATTTTGAAAGATTTATATTTTAAACAACTATGTCGATATATATCCATCCGGAACATTAATAGTAACACTTGAACTTGCTATATCTCCTATGCTATTAGTCACATCTAAAGTATATTGCGTAGTAATAGTTGGATACACTGTAATAGCGGTCCTATTGCTATTTATAATATTAGAACCGTTTAGCATTGTACTTCTATTAATGGTTACTCTTGCTCCATTAGTAAATTCAGGAGTTATAGTAGTTGAACTTCCACTGGCAATAGTATAAGTACTTGCTGTAAGAGTAGCAGTTGGACTACCAAGAACACTAGTAGTAGTTGTAGTTGTAGTTGTAGTTGGGTCTGTATTATTTGTATTTGGAAGTGGAGTCAAATTTGTCTGCTGCCAGTAAGTTTTAATTTCCAAGAATAATTTTTATTTTTCTCTACACCAAACTCATTATTATAAAATGTTAGAGTCCCCTCTACATCAGTCGCCGCTTCTTTGGTTTGATACTTCATACATATTGCTTGACATCCAGCTAAAAAAAAGTTCTTACTACCAAAATTACTGGTTGAGTTATCTAATTGTGGCAATATTATTATATATTTTGTTCTTGCGCTATTAATAAACTCCGTGCTTTCGGTATCAATTACTTCATTAGTTCTAAGAGTATTACAATGTTCGCCCTTACCATCCAAGTTAATTAAATTTTTTAACTTTAGTAAGTTGGGATTTAGAAGAATATTAGAACTAGGATAAAAAGTACAAATAATTATAATTTTTTTAAATAAATCTTTCATTTTAACATGTAATAAGTTAATAGGTGTGTAATTTCTTAATAAACTAAAATCACCATTAGAACTACCTAAATATTCTTCTAATAAATTACCCATCTTTTCTAACATGGTTATATTTGTACTCTTTACTCTAAAATTTAATATTAACGGGTCATTAGCACACGTAGTTTTATTTGCATCAAACGCTTGTTCAGTTATAATAGTCAAAACATCGCTTAATAGCAAAGCATTATAAGTTTCTTTAATATAATTATCAATTGCTGTTGATGAAGCAATGATGGGGTCATTATTATATGAATAAATTTCAAAGTCTAAAAATCTACAACCGTTAGCAATACAATATTCTAAAGCACATACGGCAACAAAATTATTTTTATATCCATCGCCACAGCAACAATTGTATGCGCTTTTAACATGGTAATTAATTAATTTAGTATATGCTGGATTGTCAAAGTTCTCACTAGCCTCTCCTAGAATGCTATTTGAATTACTAAAATAAGACACATTTGTTATAGTCGGGTTTTTCAATTTGTCACATGCTTTACTTAATAATTCTGATTGACCAAAAATCCAAGCAATTACAACAATTGTTCCAATCGTTATAAGTAATATTGTTAGTTTTATAATACTTGATACGTTATATATATAACTCCCTGCTTGCCTAAAACCGTTAGAAATATTTTCCCTCATTGTGGCGGGTGTCGTAATTGGTTCTGCCATAATTATAATTACTATATTATAATTACTATATATATTTTTATTCTTATTCTTATATAAAATATTTTATATAAGAATAAAAATACATAAGAATAAAAATGTATAAAAAATTAAAATAAATTATGACATAAATAAAAATTATAATGTTATATTAATTAATATAAATGGCAGGCGGATTATTAAATCTAATAGCACTAGGAACTCAAAATATTATTTTGACAGGTAATCCAACTAAAAGTTTTTTTAAGTCGACATATTCTAAATATACTAATTTTGGGTTACAAAAATTTAGGATTGATCAAGTAGGACAAACCGAATTAGATATTACTAAAATTTCCAAATACAGTTTCAAAATGATGCGTTACGGAGATTTACTAATGGATATTTACTTAGTAATAAAATTACCTAAAATATGGAGTCCAGTTTTAAAGTTTGCTAACGAGTATAGACCATATGAGTTCAAATGGATTAAAAATATTGGTTGCCAAATAATTAAAGAAGTTAATATAACAATTGATGGTACAACAATACAAAAATTTAGCGGTCATTATTTACAAAATATAGTAGAGCGAGATTATGTTGCCAATAAAAAAGCACTATTTGATAAAATGACCGGAAATATTAGCGAACTAAATGACCCGGCAAATTTTAATAATAGAAATAATAATTATCCAAACGCTTTTAATGTTAATGATGTTAATACTGATATAAGTAATATTGAACCATCAATACGTGAATATAACTTATATATACCAATAAATAGTTGGTTTTCTGTCTCATCTTTAATGGCGTTCCCATTAATATGTCTTCAATATAGTGAGTTGGTTATTGATTTTACATTGAGACCTATTATAGAATTATATACAATAAAAGATGTTCTATATAATAACTCAATAATTCCTATACCATATAATAATTTTCCACAAATTCAACCAAATCAAAACGAGTTAGTTTACCAATTTAAAAGATTTATACATCCACCACCCATTAAAGATTTAATCACCACAGATGATAGTTATAGAGATTATAACACACTTATTAATAGTAATGTTCATTTAATATGTACGCAATGTTTTTTGGAAGAAACAGAACGAACACTTTTTGCTAAAAACACTCAGTCTTATTTAATACGAGAAATTAATGAATATAATTTTGAAAAAGCAATAAAGTCTAGTAAAATAAAAATAGATTCCAAGGGGTTAATAACTAGTTGGATGTGGTATTTTCAAAGAAGTGATGTTGCTTCGCGCAATGAATGGTCTAATTATACAAATTGGTTATATGAAGACAAAATTCCAAATGATTTAGAAAAACTTAAAATTAATAACCTATATAAATATTATAGTCCACAGTTTAGTTATAGCGGTGATGTGTCAAAAAATATTTATATAACAGGACATAGTCCAGATATATACTCGCAAACCAATCAATGTGAAATAATGAAAAATTTTGCTATAATTTGTGATGGTAAATATAGAGAACAAGATTTTGATAGTAATGTTTTTAGCAAACTAGAAAAATATAATAAATCTAATGGTTCATGCTCAAAAATTGGATTATATTGTTATAATTTTTCTTTGACCACTGATCCATTTACGCTACAACCAAACGGTGCATTCAATACTAATTTATTTAAAACAATTGAATTTGAGTATAATAATTATACTAATCCTCCTATAGATCCTATAAGTTCAAACTTTACAGTCATTTGTGATGAAGAAACAGGTGCTATTATTGGAGTATCAAAAGACCCTACTAGTATTTACAAATATACTTATAATTTACATGTTATAGAAGAAAAATATAACATATTATTGTTTCAAAATGGTTTTGCGGGATTAGTGTATTCTAAATAAATTATATTTTGCTAAATTATATTTTTGCTAAATTATATTAATTTTGTTTTTCTTACTCTATGTGTTCCATATTTGTATTTTAATTTTGCCTTTTTTGCCAATTTTAGTGCTTTTGATAATTTGCCGCACCCATTTTCTAATATTTTATAATCTATTGCGGATGCCTTTCCGCCACTAATAGAACTGGCTAAACGCGCTAGTCCCCAACTATGACTTGATTGGTTCGGTCTAGAACCAGAAGAATAATAAGCACCTTGTCCTTTACTTACAATTTTGCGCAATGAATTTATAGAACATCCTGTTTTTTTTGAGAGATTATTATTAACCACCAAGTTAGTAAGATTATATATTTTTTTAACATTTAATATATGCTGTGAAGGTTTTGATTTATATGACGCAATATGTTTTCGTGTATAATAATTATTTTTGTTATAAGCTTTGCGTGATTTTTTCAATTCATTTGCTATTATTTTTTTATCTTTTTTAGTTATGTGTTTGGGTAAATATTTGATAGGAACATTCATAATAGTATCTTATATTATTGTAGAAAATAATATAACATAATATAAAATAATATAAAATAATATAACATAATATTACATAAAATAATTATTTTATTTTTACTATATATAATTTAAAATAAAATATGCATGAAAAAATTATAAAATTTGAGAGAAGTAAAATAACAGGAAAAAAATATACAGCATATATTAAAAATAAAACAACACAAAAAATACGCAAGATACATTTTGGCGCATCTGATTATCAACAATTTAAGGACAGAACACCCTTACAATTATATGCTTATAAAAATCATAATGATCGCAAACGTATGCAAAATTATTTTAATCGGCATTCCGGGACCAAAAAAAGAGGAACAGCAATAGCATTAGAAAAAAGAAAATCAAAAGGTTATTATAATGCTAAAATATTGAGTCATATTTATTTATGGTAAAATTTTTTCATTTATGCGTTTATAAGTTTTTCCCCTTCTTCAATAATATTATGGTTAAAAGACCAATCATCCATTTCTTTTGGTGTTTGTGCTCCATTTTTAATTGCGTGTCTATAACTCCAAGTTATAGGATTTGCTTTGAGTTTCCAGTGTTGCGTTTTTAAATCAATTAGTCCAGACGCATCAAAATCAAATAATTTATATTTTCCCTCCACAGATTTTCCCATATTATCAAATTTCCAATCTATATACATAATTCCTAGTGCTTGTAAAAAGTCTTTTACTTTACTCATTGTTTCTATTATTTCATTTAATTCTTCGCGTGTCATAACAGATTGATATAAGGGATTTGATTTTTCTGTATCTACTTGTTCCATGTCAACATATTTACTATTAATGTCATAATAATAAACAATATTTGGATGTGAATGTTCCATTAATATTTTAACTATAGTAAATTCCATATTTATTGAATATGCTAAGAAGATATTAGGCTTACCACTATTTTTTCTAAAAAATGATTTGCCATTATATGTATCATCTACATACTTTACAGAATTTGTATCTGGGTTATATATACTAGATTTTGCTCCAACTTTATTCATAACTTTACATATTCTTGAAGTTATCTTTATATAATTTCTAATTTATAAATTATATGAACTTTTTTTTTCGCAGTAATTTTGATGGTGGGCGATCCTTAGCAATAGGTATTACTTTAGCATCGGTTATTTATTTTGGTACTAAGTTTCTGGTACTAAGTTATATGATGTTATTCTCTTAACAATATTTATATGGGGCGCACGAGGAACGCATTGTAAACCCTTTGACATGTTTGCATCTTTGCTTGGTAAATTTTCGCGGAAGACTAAACAACTTCCCATCTTTTCTTTTTACATTTTTTGGCTCTTTTTGTGCTAGCACAACAATCTCTCATTATTATTAATAAATATATATATAAATAATAATGTTGAAGAAAGAATTAAAGAATTAAAGAATTAAAGAATTTAGACCTTATTCAGTTTTTCACACAATCCAGATATTTTGTTTTTACGAGTTCCATTAGGGCATCGTTTAGATTTTGTTTTTTGTTTTAATGGTTTATTTTCTTTTATAACAGAATTTGTTATAATTGGTTCGCATAGACCTGTTATTTTGTTTTTACGAGTTCCATTGGGGCAACGTTTTAAGTTTGTTTTTTGTTTCTTTGTTATGTTCTTTCTTTCTGGCATTACTTTTGTAGGCTCAATTATTTCATTTTTGGTTTTAGTTTTAGTTTTGGTTTCAGTTTCAGTTTCAGTTTTACTAATTAAGTCTAAATATGACGAATTAACACCAATTAATTTTCCTAAATAAAATTTCTTACAACCATTATGAATTTTAAATTGGTCGTTATTTTGTAATGAAACTCTTACAATTATTACTGGAATTTCACCATAAAAATGATGTGGTAATATTTCTTTTTTTATAAGAGTTAGTTTTAAATTTCTTGGTAATAATGTTTCATTTTCATGTTTGTATTTTGTTGTATTTACCATATTTATATATGGTACGCCATTTGATAGTAAAATTTTATATACGCAACATTTGGCGTGTCCAACTTTTCCTATTCCTGAAAATCCTAATCCTACTTTAAAGTTTGTAGTAATAGACATAAAATTTTGTACTGTTATTGAGTCGCCTTCTTTTACTAAATTTTCAAAAGGTTGTTTCATTCCTCTATAATACACTTTTACAGAGTCTTCATGTCTTGGTGCTGCTTCTAAAAATGCTCTATCTAAATCTAGTATTTTAGTTAAAATTGCTTGACAAGCATCTTTTTTAGTGTCTCCATAAACTCTATATGTTTGATTAAAAATAGGAGTTATAAAATAAGGGAGACCTAATCGTAAATAAGCATTTATTGGACCGTCCCATTTAAAAGAATAATCATACAATGCTTTTGATAATAACTTTTCAAAATAAACGTCTTCTTTATAGGGTATATTTTTTTTTGTAATTTTTTTATCCATTACATTTATTTCTTTATTTTTAAATTTAAATAGTCCAATTTTAGATAATGCTAAAGTTTCTTTTGAAATATACATATTCTCTCCTGCCGCATGCCACTGACCTGTATCTATAGTTTCTGTATTTATTGAAACTTTAAAAATGCGCTTATTATGTAATGAAGGTTTAATAGTTTTAATATCAATTAGCACATTTTTATTAATATAATATCCTATGTTATTATAAGTAGTTTTATTAGCATATGTTTTTTTAACCATAAGTTGGTCATTTTCTACAATACACTTTATAAATATGTCTTTTATTTCTGGATTAAACAAAAATTGTTTTTTTAAACAAAAAACTTTGTCTTGTGATTTATTTTTCATGCTATCATTTGGTGACGCAGAAAATCTCAATTTTTGCTTATCAAAAATTACTAAAATGTTATCTTCCGATTCACCTAACCATTCAGTTAATAATCTTTTTTCTAAAAATATAGGATCGTAACCATACATTATATATTATATATATATATAATATATAACATATATGAATTTATGAATTAAAAAGTTATAAATAAAAATAGTCTAAAATTTTGGGATTTCATAATAGGCAGCTGGACCACAATATTTAAATGCTGAATTTCCTGTTATGCTATTTTCACATTGATAAGTATTATTGTTAGAAGTATTATCATATGTAAAAAATGTAGGTTTCATTGTTCTAATACTATATATATCATTTATGGGTGTTTGACTAAAAGTACTACTTTTAGTACTTGTTAAATTTTGTATTTGTTTTTCATAAAAAGTATTTATTGCGCTTAAATAAGTACTTATAATATTGACAGGAACATTTCCCGATGATGGTAGCGTTTCTAATCTACGCAATTCCAGTTCTAAATCTTTATTACTTGGATATAAGTCCGATGGTGTTTGTGTTCCATAAGGATTATAACTAGCATCTCCTAATCCACCTCGAGCAATTGGAATACCGGACGTTCCAAAGAAATCGTTGTTGCTTAATTCTATTATATTGGATTGTGAAAATGTTCCAATATTATTAATTTTAACAGTACCAGAGCAATCAATAAATTGGTCTGGTTGTAATATATAAGATGTTCCAATATTAGTATTGATTACGGGTAAATAGCTAGTTTTATTAACCAAAGTATAAGTTGTATTTAATTTTGTTAATGATTTTGTATTTGATGAATCAAATAAATTTTTTAAAATATCTTTTATACTTATTAATTGTGTCCTTTGAGGACCCGTTAAATCGGATATATTTACAGGTCTTTGTAAATTTGTATCTCTGGAAGTATCAAATAAATAAGTGTTCATAAGTTCTAATGGTGCGATTACTGCAGACTCTAAAATACTTAAATTACTTTCATCTAATCTAGTTTTAATATCACTAAATGCTAATATATCTAATATATCTTTAGGTAATATATTTACATCATCTAATACATTAACACTGGTATCGATTTTTTTAAATAACGTTCCTTTCATATTAAAAATAGAATTACCTTCATTCATTGTATTACATATGCTTTTTGCTTTCATATAATCACTATTTCTATATAATAGTTCCAAAAATTGTGCCCGTTGAAATTCACCAGTTGGAATATTTATGGATATATCTCTTTCAATCCTCTCGCATGTAGCTCTATTGGTTGTATTATAACTTATTGTGTTATATGTTATCAGATTAGTGTTGTAAAATGGTTGTCCAGGACAACAATTATTCATATTTTGAACATTTTCTAATAATGAATTATTTTTAAAATAGTTCATTGCTAATAACAAATTAGTAATAATAATGGATGTAAATAAAGCAATAACAATATTTTTATTAATTACATATATTACACAAGCAATTAGTGATAAACTTAGGAGTGCTATATTTTCTTCATTAATAATATAAATTACGACTAATGCTAAAGTTATTAAATATAAAACATTTTTCACAACATTGTTAGAAATAATATTTGTTGGAAATATGAATTTTATATTCATATTTATATTTATATTTATATATAAATATAAATATAAATTCATACATACATTATTTAACATAAAAAGAATAATATTTTTATTTTAATATTTTTATTTTAATATTTTTATTTTAATATTTTTATAGTTTTTTCTTTAATTTTTGCTCTATCTTCTTCTGGTTCTTTTTCTGGTTCTTCTTGTCTAGATTGTTTTGTTACTCTTTCTTTTGATTCCAGTCCTTCTATTATAGTAGATTCTTTTAAATAATTCATTGATAGTAATAAATTAGTAATTATAATTGACACAAACAAAGCAATAACAAGACTTTTATTCATTACATATACTCCACAAGCAATCAGTATTAAACTTAAAAGTGCTAAACTTTGTTCATTAATAATATAACTTACGGCCAATGCTGAACTTACTAAATATAAAACATTTTTTACAATATTATTAGAGATAATATTTTTAGGTAATTTGAAGTTCATATTATATAAATTATGAAAATATAAAATATAAAATATAAATTATGAAATATAAAATATGAAAATATAAAATATATATTGAAAAAATATAAAAATCTATACTTATATTATTTAGGATGAATAAAAATAGTGTAGAACCATTATTACAAGAAGACGTTAGTCGTTATGTAATGTTTCCAATTAAAGACCAAGACATCTGGAAAATGTATAAAAAAGCGGAAGATTTATTTTGGAGAGCCGAAGAAATTGATTTATCAAAAGACAATAAAGATTGGGAAAATTTAAACGATGATGAGAGACATTTTATATCTATGATTTTGGCATTTTTTGCGGCAAGCGATGGTATTGTATTAGAAAATTTGGGCGTTCGTTTTATGGGCGAAGTTCAACTTAGTGAAGCGCGAGCATTTTACGGATTACAAATTGCTATGGAAAATATTCACTCTATAACATATTCTACGTTAATTGATACATATATAAAAGATAAAACACAAAAATCAAAATTATTCAATGCTTTGGACGAATATGAATGTATAAAAAGAAAAGGTGCGTGGGCTATTAAATGGATAAATGATAAAAAATCAAATTTTGCCACACGATTGGTCGCGTTTGCTTGTATTGAAGGAATATTTTTCTCAGGAGCATTTTGTGCTATTTATTGGTTAAAAAAACGCGGATTAATGCCTGGACTAACATTTTCTAACGAATTAATATCTCGCGACGAAGCATTACATACTGAATTTGCTGTATTATTACATAGTAAATTATTAAAACCGCTTAAAAAACAAAAAATCCAAGAAATAATTAGCGAAGCAGTAACAATTGAACTAGAATTTATTACTGAAGCACTTCCTTGTAGATTAATTGGTATGAACCAAGTTTTAATGAAAGATTATATTGAATTTGTTGCAGACCGTTTAAGTCTTCAATTAGGTGGTGATAAAATTTATGAAAGCAAAAATCCATTTGAATGGATGGAAAATATAAGCATTGAAACAAAAACAAATTTTTTTGAAGATCGCGTGAGTGAATATTCTCTGGCTACAAAAGATTCAAAAGTAAATACTTTTGAATTCGGAGAAGATTTTTAATATGCTTAAAATTTAATATTAACAATAATAATTAACAATAATAATTAACAATAATAATTAACAATAATAATTAACAATAATAATTAACAATAATAATTAACAATAATAATTAACAATAATAATTAACAATAATAATTAACAATAATAATTAAAACTATAACACTAACAAATATATTAATTATTTCAAAAATGTGTGGAATAACATTTATATATTCTAAAAAAAATACGAATGCTTTGGATCATATTTTTAATAGTCTAGAATTAATACAAAATAGAGGATATGATTCAATGGGAATATGTTATATAAATTCTAATACAAACAAACATGATATATTAAAAAAGGCATCTACTTCAAAAAAAGATTGCTTTGATTTATTAAAAACTATATATCAAAAAAAACATCTGGAAAACAACCTGTTTTCTAAATTTGCGCTAGGACATACCAGATGGGCAACACACGGTGGAAAAACGGATTATAATGCGCATCCCCATTTTTCACAAAATGGAGATATTATATTAGTTCATAATGGTATAATTAATAATTTCTTAGTTATTAAGGAATTCTTGTTGGCAAAAGATTATAAATTTTACAGTGATACGGACAGTGAAGTTATTGCTAATTTAATCGAATATTATACGCTAAGTAATAGTAATAATTTCGAGGAAGCACTTAAAAAAAGTTTACAAGAACTAGAAGGAACTTGGGCGCTTGTTATTATTTATACACAAATACCAGACACATATTATATAACGCGAAAAGGTTCTCCATTACTTTTAGGATATAATACTAATTATATAATTTGTGCTTCTGAAACAAATGGTTTCGTAGGATTGGTTTATGATTATATTCCATTGGGTGATAATAATATTGTAAAAATTAATAATAATAACTATAAATTTTTGGATGAAACAAATGAGTATTCTATAAAAAAAGTAATTTATGAAAATTTTCATAATGCTAAAAAACATTATAATCATTGGATGCTTAAAGAAATAATGGAACAACCAGAAACAATACAAAAAGCATATAATTATGGAGGACGAATTAATAATAATATTATTAAATTGGGAGGTCTTGACTGTCTAATACATAATATTAATTCGATTGAGTTTATATATTTGATTGGATGTGGAACTAGTTATAATGCTGCTATAGCGGGAGAAATTTATTTTAATGAAATAAACTATTTTGTAAATGTTAAAAGTGTAAATGCTTGTGAATTTAACGAAAATATTTTACCAAATAATAAAAATAACTCTAATACTTTATGTATTTTTTTATCACAATCAGGAGAAACAATAGACGTATATAATTGTTTAAAAATATGTAAGCTAAAAAAATGTTTAACAATGGGAATTGTAAATAAAGTAGATTCGTTAATAGCGCGCGAAGTCGATTGTGGTGTATATTTAAACGCTGGTTCAGAGATTAGTGTAGCATCAACCAAGTCTTTTACTAGTATGTTAATAGTTTTAAGTCTAATTAGTATGTGGTTTGTAAATAATGAATTAAATAATATAAAAAATCTCAACTGTCTAAGAGTTCTTTCAAGCAATATTACACAATTGTTAGATGATAGTAAAATTACAAACAAAATTACTATTTTAAAAGACTTTATTATTAATACTATTAATAAAATAAATAGTATATTTATTTTAGGTAAGTACAAATTATATTCAATAGCTTGCGAAGCAGCGTTAAAAATAAAAGAAGTCACTTATATTCATTGTGAGGGGTTTTCAGCAAGTTCGTTAAAACACGGACCTTTTGCGTTATTAGATGACACAAACTTAACTCTTTTATTAATTGATTATAATGATATTACAAATTATGCTAATATAAAATCCACTTATTATGAAATATATGGAAGAGAAACAAATTTGTTTGTTATAACAAATTCCCAAAATGTTATAGATGAATTACAAATAGACGAAGATAAATATATAGTATTACCCAAAATAGATTATTATAATGAAATAATTATGACTGTACTATTACAAAAATTGGCATACGAAATTTCTATTGCTAAAGGATTAAATCCAGATAAACCGCGAAATTTAGCCAAAGTTGTAACTGTTGAATAATATTTTTAAATGTTTTAATCTTTAAAAAACATTTAAAAATATATAAGAAGTAATAAAGATAAAATTCCTATAGAGAATTATTGTTATTTTCATTTATATTTTCATTTATATTTTCATTCATATTTTCATTTTTATTACTATTTTCAAAAGGTGCTTATATGTAAATGTTCATAAAAATGCTCTCTTACAATATACATTAAGAAAGTAGTTGGATCCCAATCACTACAATGATTATTTTTATTAGTTAATGGCATCATATGTTGATTAAATTTATTATAATAAGCACAAGCATCTTCTTGTGTTTCAAAAATTTTATTCATATATCCTATATGACGACTTTTATAATTCCAAGCAATTTTTTGCACTTCTAAAATATAAGGCATTCTAGATAATATGTTATTTTTAACTTTAAATTTATTTAGATTAAATTTATTTAGATTAAATTTATTTAGATTAAATTTATTTAGATTTAATTTATTTAGATTTAATTTATTTAGATTTAATTTATTTAAAACCAAAAAATAGTGTTAATCAAACATTAGCCTTATAAAAAACGACTACTTAATGACCACATTTTTTTGTGTGTTGTAGTTTCATACAACTGTGGCATTAATGTTGAATTATAGAAAGTATTTTGCGTGTAAAAAATTTCATTTGCCGGATTTATAAATGTTGTAAACGCAGAAATATTTATCATATATTCTTTTTGCTCAATGGTGCTTACTTTGATAATATTTTGTAATGTGCCGTTATTTTCTTCGTCTCCTGTTGTATTTGGGACAATAACGTAATCTAAATCATGTATATTACTCAAATTATCATTTAAATTTTTATTACTATAATTTCCTGGTTCTTTGTTATTAATTATTCTATTTGGTGTATCATATAAATGAATAACCTCTCTTGTGTCGCGTGGATAAAATTGTTGTCTATTTATAATAAATTCATTTAATAAAACTCTATCGTTCATTGCATTATCTTCCAAACCCCAACCCCAATTATTTGGAAAACCATTACACTTTTCAAAATCGCCGCCAACTATTGAAAAAATTCCACCTAAAGTAAAAGTAAATCCATAAAAATGTTTAACAATACCTTTAGTGGTTGCGTAATCAAATGTATTTTTTTTAACAGGAAGCGTATCGATGTCGTTAAATACAAAAGTTATGTTTTGATAATCATTAGGATATTTCTTTTTCATAACTAAAAAACCTATATTTTTAGTAGCCCCTCTATTAAATGGTCTATTATCCGTTTGATGACTATAATAAATTTCATAATCATTTTTATCATAATCTTCCATGATATATTTCATATAAACAGAAAAAATACATTTTTCTTGTCTACGGTCTCTGTATGGAACAATAAAAATTATTTTAGGTATATTTGTCTCCATTATATATTATATATTATATATTATATATAATATATTATATATTATATAATAAATTTTATATATTAAATTTTATAATTTAAAATTTATTAAGTTTATAATGATTGCTTAAGTCTATTAATTATATTTACATAAAATTGTTTCTGGTATTAGCGTATGTTTATAGAATTCCAATTTTTTATAGCATTTATTGATTGTTACTTCACTAATTTTACTAACAGTGTTAATTGATGCTTTTGTAATATTTAAATTACAAACTTGCGATACAAAATATATAATACCACCAGCAATAGAATGTGGTGTGTTTTCGGGTATTAATCCTAATTGCTCTATTTTAAATGCTACAAATTTACATACATTTGTTAGTTCATTATTAATATTTAATTTACTACAAAAGCGTTCAATAAATGAGGATGGTGTTGTTTTACTTAATGACGTAATATCTTCATTTACATTAATATTATTATGTTCGATTTCATTAATAATAGACAAAGCATTTTTACAACCTTTTGTAGCGCTTGCGTTGTCTAAATTAAATATATTTGCTATTTCTTTAGCAGTTCGAGGATAATTATTAATTCTACAAGCAATATATATAGATGCCGCAATAATTCCATCACGATTTAATCCTCTATATGTTTTTGTTTCTGATATTTTTTTATGTAGTCTCATTGCTTCGTCGATAATAATTTTAGGAATACCTGAATTTTGTGAAATATTAGATATTAATTGAAATTCATCATATCGCGATTTCTCTTTATATGGCATTGCTTGCCAATCTGTATACCTACGAATTTTATGCATTTCATAACTGGATTTACCCGGACATAACACTTTACAACTGTAAGAAGATTCTTTTAATAATGGATTAATAGGCATTCCACATCTTGTTGGATCACTATGACTATTATCATCAGCACCGTAAAAGCGCCATTCAGCAGTTTGATCCAAATTATCTTTATATATAAGACCACATTTACTATTAGAACATGTTAAAAATCCATCTTCTCCTATACGTAAGGAAACATTACAATTAACACATAAATTATCATTTAGAAAGGCGTCTTCTTCTTTTATATAGATACATTCAATATTTTCGTCAGTTTTACATTCTTCATCAAAAATATTCCATAGTTTTTTATTATTATTTTCTTTTAATTTATTTTTTCTTGTTTCTTGCCTAGTGATTTTTTGACCTTTACTTATGAAATTTTCATAATTACATTGAGATGATTCTAACATATAATTCTCACTATTATTAAATAATTTATTTTTAAACTTAATTAACTCAATTATTATTATTATTATTATTATATTATTATTAATATTAATAATAATATAATAGTATATATTAATAATATGAGTTTTATTACAAACATTTTTAATAAATCTACAAAAACAGACGAAGATTTAGATAAATTTATAAACAAGAAATTTGTATATTATTTAAATAATTCTAATTTATTATTAAATTTTGTTTCAGATTTTGAAGATTATAAAAATAATGGAAGAACTGATAATAAAAGTAAATGCGATGAGTGTGAAAGTTTATATATATTAACTAGTGAGATTTTTGAAAATTATATAAATAGAGTTACAATTCCTATTAATATAAATATATATAGTGAAGGTAAAGAAAAAACAGGTATTAATTATAAAAATAAAGTATTGTATTTTTTTGATTTGAAAGATTTAAATAAAATATTACAATCAAAAAATTTAGCCAAGAGCAATGAAGAGACTCGAATTCTAAATAAAAAAAGAATATTGTGTAAAATTATTTCATTAAGTTTTATTAAAATTTATATTATTATCAAAAGTATTTTTCAAACATTTAATATTTATAATTCATTGATAAAAAATAAAAACACAATAGAAAATTATCAACAAGAGGATCCACTAGATGCTCCTCTAGATGCTGCGCAAGATTATAAACCAGAACCTCATCTAGATGCTGCGCAAGATTATAAACCAGAACCTCATCTAGATGCTGAACCAGATTATAAACCAGAACCTCATCTAAATGCCATTCCAAATGCCATTCCAAATGCCATTCCAAATGCCATTCCAAATGCCATTCCAAATGCCATTCCAAATGCCATTCCAAATGCCATTCCAGATGCCATTCCAAATGCCATTCCAGATTTTAAACAAGATGAAGCACCGCAAGAAAAAAAACAATTATTAGCAGGTGAAATACAACCAGCAGTTGGTGGTGGATTTTTTGATTTTTTTAATCCTTTTCCCAAAGAAATACCAGATTTACAAAATGAACCCCAACGAGCATTTAAATTAGAAACATCAAAAAATGTTTTTTATTCAATATTTGTAATATTATTTGAAAATACTGAATATGAATTAACATCAAAAAATTTTACTGCTGATTATTTAATTAACAAGTTAGATACTATAACTAAGGAACAATTAGATAGCAAGTTACCGGATTTATTAAAATATATATGCACCACAAAATTATATGATTCAGATTATATTTCCAAAAATTCAATAATATTTAATAATAATAATTTTACATTTTTAAAATTAAAAACATCTGACGCTTTGGAAAGTGAAACTGATGCAAGTTTTTATTTAAAAACTATAGACGAAAAGTATCAAAAAAAAACAATAGATAATAGCAAGAAATTAAAAAATTCAGAAAATTGTTTTACAAAAGAAACTATAGAATTTATTACAAATTATTGTATCAAGAATTTGGATTTATCTACTTTAACTATTTTAAATAGTATAAAAAATATTTTACGAACACTAATAACTAATTATTTTAAAAATAGAAATAAATTATATGAAACAATAATAGTAAAATTAATAAAATTTAATTCTAAAACCAAAGAAATAGAAAATATTATTCCAAGTTTAACATATGCCAATATAGTAGATTTAACAGAGCAAACAAAAAATATAATATTAGATTTGCATATTGATATTTTTAAATCATTAAATAGTATAGTTACTGAAATTAGAAACCGATTAGTACATAAATATGGTAATCAATTAAATGTTGTAGACATTGAGCAATCAACTAGTGGCGGAAATAAGACAAGAAAAAAATATTATAAAAAATATTACAAAAAAAATAAAAAATATACCCGCAAACAGAAATAAAAATATTAAAAATATTAAAAATATTAAAAATATTAAAAATATTAAAAATATTAAAAATATTAAAAATATTAAATTAACTAATTTGTAATTTTTCTAATAAACTATTATTATATATTAAATTCCCAGAGGGTTTATAAGATTTTATATCTTTATAATCTTTGGTGTTTATATTTTTAATTTGTTTATTATTTGAAAATAATAAATTATCTTTATTTTCTATACTGGGAGTACTAGTATTAGTATTTTTGTCATCATTAATAACAATATTACCATATTCATCAACAGCATTACCTGTTTTCTTTTTTATTTCATTACGAACATATGTTGGAACCCAATGTCTCCAACTAATAAATAATAAATTAGGATGTGTGTATCTTATAATAAATCCATTTGTTCGTAGTTTATCTATTATATATGCCGTACAATCCTTATAATCATATTTAGGAACACCAATTACCATTTCAGGCATTAAATACCAACAACAATTATCATTAACTATATTTTTTGAAACATACTTAATTTTATTATGTATTCTTTGTAGTATTTTATTGTAATTATTTAAAACATTTAAATCTTGTTGCTGTTTTTTATTGTATAATTCATCTAAATTTAATTTTAAAGATTCGTCTTCATCTATTTTGTTTGAGAAATTATAAAAAAAATCGGATGCCATATTTTAATATTTAAAAATATAAAAATATAAATAATTATTTTCATTAATTATTAAACTAATGAAAATAATTAAACACTTAGTTCTCTGTGGCGGCGGACCAGTTGGATTAGTTCAATATGGAGCATTAAAATATCTAACTAATAATAACATCATAAATAATAAAAATATAGAATCAATTTATTCTACATCTATTGGAAGTGCTATAGCATTTATATATATGTTAGATTTTGATTGGACATGGATGGATGATTTTTTTATTAAAAGACCATGGGAAAAATTAGTGAATCTTTCTTATGTTGCTTATTTAAATATTTTTTATGATAAAGGTATTGTAAATAAAAATATTATTATCAATGCTTTAAAACCTTTATTTATGGCTAAAGAAATATCATTAACTATTACATTATTAGAATTCTATAATTTGACAAATATTGAATTCAATATTTATGCTTGTAATTTAACAAGTTTTAAAAAAGAGAAATTTAATCATATTAATACGCCAACTTTGGAGTTAATAGATGCTCTTTATATGTCTTCAAGTGTTCCTGTAATGTTTGTTCCATTATATATTAATAAATGCTATTATTTAGATGGAGGTATTTTCATAAATTGTCCAATAAATGACTGTCTATTTGAAAAAAAATGTTGCTATGATGAAATATTATGCTTTGCTAATGATAAACGACAACCTATAGATTTATCTAATAATTTTTATAAAGAAAATAATTACAAATATGATTCTAATAATTATCTATTGACCGAAGAGGCTAATTTTTTTGAATATTTAATTTATATTATTAAAACGTTATTTAATAAACTTTCTATTATTGAAAATGAAAATATTATTACAATTAAAAATACTATTAATACATGTTTAAGTGAGCAAATGGTAGATGTAAAATATTGGACCTACGCATTTAAAACTGAAACCGAGCGAAATTATTTAGTAAAACTAGGTGAAATACAAGGTGAGAAACTTCTTAACCTAATAGCAAACACACATGAAGCAAACACACATGAAGCAAACACACATGAAGCAAATACACATGAAGCAAACACACATGAAGCAAACACACATGAAGCAAACACACATGAAGCAAACACACATGAAGCAAACACACATGAAGCAAACACACAT